TCAAGGGTATGAAATGGGGCGTACGTCGTTACCAGAACAAGGATGGTACATTGACAAAAGCCGGAAAAGAACGGTATAGTCAGAACCAGCAGGACGGGGTTGATTCTTTTCTGAAGAGTGTGGGTTCCAAAAAGGTTTCCGAATTGACCGGTTCTGTAAATGAAGATCTCGCAATCCAGGCGGTTACATATGTTTCCGCATTTGCCGCTGTTCTCGCCGTGAAAGCGGTACAAAACCGAATGCTGCGGAAAGGCCGGATGAAAGAGCTGGATAGGCTCAACCGGGAGAAGGATATTAAAGACTTTGACGAGTGCCCCCGCCTCCCCCAGAAGATGAAAGCGGAAGAGAGCGTCAAAGTAACCAATCCGGATTATCCTGATTTGGGCACCACCATGAATTGCACCTTCTGCACAACCGCCATGGCCCTTCGAGAGAAGGGATATGACGTGCAGGCGACAAAAGTCAGTGATGGATTCTTTTCTGATGACTTTTTCAAAGCCACTTTCAATTCCCCTGAGGTCAAAATGGGAAGGAAAAAGTCGGGGCAAGCCGTTCTCGATACGCTTTCGCAGACCGGCGACGGGTCCTATGGCAATCTGACCGTGGCTTGGAAACTCGGGGGGAAGCATAGTCTTTTCTGGAAGAATGAGGGCGGCAGAACTCGAATCTATGACGGTCAGAGCGGAGAAGAGATTACTCAATCTCCGTCGAAAACCAGATCGTTCATGGACTTTGTCAATATGAAAACCATCACATATAACCGCCTTGATAATTGCGAGCCAACCACCTATGCCTTGGCCGCGGTTGAACGACCTAAAAAGACGTAAAGAGGGAGGATAAACATGACCGTAAAGGAAGCCATTGTTATTTTCGCAAAGCAGTTCCCCGATAAGGCGGTTGTCGGGTACTGGGACAAGCCGAATGGCATCGTTCTTAACACCCAGTCTATCACAGCGGGACTGACAGCCCCTGCCCAGTATCTCGTCACAGACGATGGACAGATTTATGGGACCAACCCCATGAGAAGCAACCTCAGTCCTGTAGACATGAAGAAACTGTAATCCCATGGACCATGCCGCAGACTCTTAACCGGGTCTGCGGATTTTTTATGCCCAAAATTCAACACACAGAGCAACGACATAATTTCATCAAGCGCGGACTGGAGGTGAGAGATTATGGAAATTGCATTTGGTTCCAGGCTGAAACATGCCTGGAACGCTTTTTTGGGTAACGAAACCTTTGGGTTCCGATACCCGCTTGGCCCAAGCTCCTCCTACCGTCCGGACCGGCCCATTTTCAGCCGGGGCAATGAGCGGTCCATCATCACATCGGTCTACAACCGGATCGCGCTGGACGCGTCCTCCATCGCCATCCAGCACGCGAGGCTGGATGAGGACGGGCGGTTTACCGAGGTGATCGACTCCTCGCTGAATTCCTGCTTGTCCCTGGAGGCGAATCTGGACCAGACCGGACGGGCCTTTATCCAGGACGTGGTCATGTCCATGCTGGACGAGGGCTGCGTGGCCATCGTGCCCACGGACACCGATATCGACCCGGAAAACGGCTCCTACAAAATCGAGAAGCTGCGGGTCGGCAAGGTCCTGGAATGGTATCCACAGCACGTAAAGCTGCGGGTCTATAACGAGCAGCGGGGTGAAAAGCAGGACATCATCCTGCCCAAGAGCACAGTGGCCCTGGTGGAGAACCCGTTCTTCGCAATCATGAACGAGCCCAACTCCACCATGCAGCGGCTGATCCGGAAGCTGAACATTCTGGACGCCATCGACGAACAGAGCGGCTCCGGAAAGCTCAATCTGATCATCCAGCTCCCCTACGTCATCAAGACGGAAGCGAGACGTCAACAGGCGGAAAAACGCCGTAGAGATATTGAGGAACAGTTGTCCGGCTCCAAGTATGGCGTCGCTTACACCGACGGCACGGAGCATGTGGTGCAGCTGAACCGGCCCATCGACAACAATCTGATGTCCCAGATTGAATACCTGACGAGTATGCTTTACAGCCAGTTGGGGATCACCCAGGGGATATTGGACGGCACTGCTGATGACCGGACGAAGCTGAACTACGACAACCGGACTATCGAACCCATCCTGTCCGCCATTGTTGACGAAATGAAGAGGAAATTCCTCACCAAAACTGCTCGGTCACAGAAGCAGTCGATCCTGTTCTTCAGAGACCCGTTCAGGCTGGTGCCCATCAACGACATCGCCGAAATTGCCGACAAGATGACTCGCAACGAGATCATGACCTCCAACGAGATCCGGCAGAAGATCGGTATGAAGCCGTCGAAGGACCCCAAGGCGGACGAGCTCCGGAACAGTAACCTAAGCGCCCCGAAAGGGGAGGGCGAACAGCCACCATCTGAATCCGAAGGAGGAAATGTTCAAAATGGATCTGAAGTTTGACTTTAGTGGCTGGGCTACCCGAAACGATCTTGTCTGCGCTGATGGGCGAACCATTCGCCACAACGCATTCGAGCACTGCGACGGGAAGACGGTTCCTCTTGTTTGGAACCACCAGCACAACGAACCCACCAACATCCTGGGCCACGCCCTCTTGGAGAACCGCAAGGACGGCGTCTATGCATACTGCACGTTCAACGAGAGTGAGAGCGGCAAAGCGGCCAAGGAGCTGGTGCAGCACGGGGACATTGTGTCCCTCTCCATCTATGCCAATGGGCTCCGGCAGACGCCGAACAAGGACGTCATGCACGGCGACATCCGCGAGGTCAGCCTGGTAGTGGCCGGTGCGAATCCCGGCGCCTTCATTGACTTCGTGGACATGGCTCATGGGGAAGGTGGTGAGCAGGAGATGATCCTGTCCGCTTACGAGCCTATTTCCCTGTACCGTCCCGATGAGAAGCCCCCGCTGATCCACAAGGCCGATACCAAGGAGAAGCCTGATGACAAGCCCAACGCGGGCGAAGACGGGGACAAACCTAAGGATGGCGATAAGCCCAAGGGCAAAGAGAAGCCCGAGGACGAGGAGACCATCGAGGATGTTGTCAACACCATGAACGAGAAGCAGAAGAAGGTCATGTACGCTCTGATTGCTGCTGCCGCGGAGCAGGTGAACGACAACGCCGAGGATGACGA